TTTTTTCTGACTTAGTTACTTTTACTGTCAAATATTTAGGTATTGTTAGAGACTTTGTATTTAGTGGTTATCAAACTGAGTATGAAGCAAAAAAAAGTTTTGACTCAAATACTATTTCTAGCAATGCTATAACTATTAGTAGTCATGGATATTTAACTGGCGATACAGTTATTTATGATAGAAATGGTAATACTGCTTTAACAAACTTAGTTAATAAAGAAACTTATTATGTTGTTAAGATAGATGCTAACACTATTAAATTGGCAACAACTAATATAAATGCAGTTACTACAACAGTTATTACTTTATCAGCAACTGGTGGATCACAAACACATAAATTAGAAAAAGCAGTTATTTATAACCAACGAGTTAAATGGTCTGGTATTAACGATAGTTCAACTTGGACTCCAAGTGGCGATACGCAATCTGGATTTCAAGATATTGTTGGATCTCATGGATCTGTAATGGCTATTGTAGGTGGTGAGAGTTATGCTGTTATATTTATGGAACGAGCAATCTATAGAATGGATTATGTCGGAACTCCATTAATATTTCAGTTCTCAAAAGTAGCAGACAATATAGGAGCTTTTATTCCTAAGAGTGTTGTGTCTTTTGGCTCAGATATATTTTTCTTAGCTCAAGATGGTTTTTATAAACTATCTGGTGGAGATACACTGGCGCCAATAGGTAATGGTAAAGTGGATAATTATTTCTTTAATGATTTATCTAGTGATTTGGATGGAGTGTCTAGTGCTATTGATCCAAACAATAGTATTGCAGTCTGGTCTTATCGAGGAGCAGGCGCAGAAGGTACTAGTGATATAAATAATAAATTATTAATTTATAATTACTCAGTAGATAAATGGTCAACAGGAAGTGGTTTAGATGTGCAATTTATATCTAGTGGATCACAAGAAGCCTTTGATACTTTAGAAAAATTAGATGTACTTGGAGATTTAGACGAATTGCCTAAAACTTTAGATAGTTACTATTATAGTAGTGGTGTTTATGGTTTAGCAGGATTTAATTCAGAAAAAAAGTTTGGTAAGTTTCTTGGTGGAAGTTTATCTGCAACAATAGATACGACAGAGTTTCAAGGAGCAAAAGACTCAAGAAGTGCAATTACAAATGTTAGACCAATAGTTGATGCTAAAACGCAATCTGCAGTAGCAGTAACAGTAACTCCTATAACTAGAAGCTCTCAAACTGAGACAATAACAATAGGAAATCCAGTCTCTATTCAAAGTAGTGGAGATTGTCCTATGCGATCATCAAGTAGATATCATAGGCTTAGAGTTAAAACGACAGGTAATTTTTTAACAATGTCTGGTGTTGATGTAACAGCAAGACCAACTGGCAAAAGATAATGGCTACAAATCAATTTTTAAATGTACCAGTGTCAATGCCTAATCAAGCA